TTACATAATATGCATTGCTGCCGAAGTGGCCTGCGAAAGAAGGGGCATCACGGCGACGCACGCCACTGCCGCCGCTGCCCCGAACTTACGGACGAGTGCAGCCCAGTCCTTCGCGGCCGCGCCGCTCGCACGTTCGGCATGGATTAGCAGCAGCCAGCGCCCGCCATCTTCGCGGGCCATATGCGCGATCTGCGCGATTCGCTCATCCGACATGGGATTTGCGCCCTTGCGCCACTGGGAAACCAACTGACGCGAGACGCCGAGCTTTTCTGCCAAAGCCACGTCGGACGGGAGAGAGCAGGCTACGCGCGCCGTGTCAAGCAATTTATTTACAGCGTCCATCTATATTTCCCTTGACAGTTGGTCTACGGATCACTTTACTCGCGCCATGTAAAGGCATCTATAGACGCCTTTGCAAGGGCCGCCCGCCGGGGAGAGGCCCCCGGCGTCCCCCCTGACGCCGGTCTCCCCGGCCCTCGAGGGGAGGGGACATGGACGCTTACAAGATCCTGCTTTGGACGACGGACCCACTGCTGGTCCTCGCGGTTGGCGCCGCCTTCGGCGCACTCATCGGATTCGGCGCGACGTTCGCGCTGCTGCTCGGACCGCACACGCGCACCGCCCAGGCACGCCGCGAGACCGCGTTCCTTGAGCGTGAGGGAAGGGCATGAGCATGCACACGTCTCCGATTATCCGAGCGATGCTAGGAGAGCGCCTTCGCGCTGACGCGCTTCTCCAAGGCTTCAAGTTCCTTGTTAACGCGCGTGCGTTCCCGACGAAGAAAATCCGCAACGGGCTTCAGTGTCGTGGCGATCTTCTCCGCGCTAGTTCGAAGCGCTTTGACTGTGCCGCTTTCCAGTTCGAAGTGTTCGCCCTTTTCGATGTCCTTCAGCGCATCTACAGCACGCATTTCGAAGCTCGAACACTGAAATTCGGAACGCGTGAACCTGGCCAGCGTCTCGGCGCTAAGGAGCGCGCGTTCTGGTCCCAGCCAGTTGATCAAACGCAGGTCGTGCAGGCTTCGTTCCAAAGCCGTGACGAGCATATCGGACTTGAAGTCCAAACCGAACTGTTGTCGCGTTTCGTCAAGTGCTTCGAAGCTGAGCTTCGGAACGTGTGCCCGACTGACGATCGTGATGAGCACGTGGAGCCCGGACGCGGTACCCCGCAGCTCCTTAATTCTCGCGTCACGCGCCAAAGCGACCGTGTGCTCATGGTTCGCGCGCGCGTATTTCCATGCGCCGAAGCCGATCACCCACGTGCCAGTCGCTGCAAGCCAATCAGCAACGTTACCGGTGTTGACCACCAAGTCCTCCCCAAGTCCGGGCGTGGAGAACAAGCCCCAGCCGGTGAGGACACCGAGAAGCAGGATAGAGCCTGCCGTCCAGAAGAACTCTCTGCTTGTCATGTTGATGCGGTGACGTTGGTCCATCGCAGCCCCTCCACTGGGCCCCTCGCCGAAGGCGGAATTCTCGCACGCGAGGATGTTGCATGAGCCGCCCCACCGACGCCGAACGCGGCGCACGCCTCGCGCTCGACATCTGCGACCAGCAGATCCGCCAGCCCGACCTGTTCCCCGGCGCGCTCGACGCCGGGTTCTGGCTCGAAATCCACCACGCCGCCGTCGCCGAACTGCTCGACGCCGACCAGCTGCGTCAGGCGGTGACCTCATGAGCGCGGCCTTTTCACCAGCGCAGGCAGCCAACAGCGCGGTTGGCCCGGGTAGTAACACGGGCCAAAAGTCCACCCTCACGGCCCCGATCATCGACTTCTGCGTCGTGGTCATCGATAGCGAGAAGGCGAAAAAGCTGACCCGCAAGATGCCGCTGGGCGATCTGGTCCGCTACGTGTTCGGCACGGGCAGCGCCATCGTCGTTGGTCCGATTCAAGACCGCGTTTTCAACTTCTACCCGCGCTCCGCAACGATGGTCGATGAGACCGGATCGGTCTGCGGAAAGGTCGGCCTGGACGACGACGGCAAGGTCTGCATCAGCCTGTCCGGCCAAGGCTGCCAGCACGTGCGCAGCTGGCCGCAAGTCGCAAACGTGCTCGACGACCTCGACGCACGCATCAGCCACGTGGACATCGCGATCGATGACCTCACGGGCGAGACCTTCAATCTCCAGACCTTTCGCGATCTCTACGACCGAGGCGAGTTCGTCATGAACGGCCGTCCCCCGCAAGCGCAGTACGTCGATGACTGCGGCAGCAACAAGGGTTGTTCCTTCTACGTCGGCCAGCGCGGCCACAAGCAGTTGAACATCTACGAGAAGGGCAAACAGCTGGGCGATCCCGAAAGCGGGCACACGCGCTGCGAGTTGCGCCTGTACGCCAAGCGCATCGACCTGCCCAACGACGTGTTGCGCAACCCCGGCAAGTACTTCGCCGGTTCGTATCCGATGCTCGCCGCGTATGTCGTCGGCGAAGCAGAACGCCTGTTGACCAAGGAACAGATGGTCAACGCCAGCGCGAAGGCCATGGTGCGTTTCCTGCGCAATCAAGCCGGAACCGCGCTGAATCTCGTCATGGATGCCCTCGGCGATGACGCCGTGGAATTCCTCATGGAACACGTCGTCCGCGATGGTCGCCCGGGACGAATGAAAAACGTGGTCGGCGACCTCCCGGCGCTCGTACGCGCCCAACTTCAAACCATCCCATCCCAAGAGGCCGCATAGCCATGAAGATCACCATCACGAACACGCACGTCGACGAAAAGCAGTGGAGCAAGGGCGACCGCTCCGGAACCATCCGCACGCAGGAAGCCACTGCGGAGAACGCGTTCTTCCGCAACCGCGTGCGCCTCGACCTGGGCAAGGAACCGCCGTACCCGGTCGGTGAGTACGAGCTGGATCTGGAAGCCAACGTCAGCGTTGGCGACTTCGGCGATTTCAAGCTCGCGCGCAAGCCGAAGCTCACCCGCATCGAAGCCAAGCCCGCGCTCGCGAAGGCCGGCTAACCCTCATGAGCACCGTGCTGGTCCAAGCCTGCGCCGCCGAGCACATAGAGCTCGACGGCACCTGCACGGTGCCCATCTGGGTGGAGAAACCCGAGCAAGTGCTGCCGCCGCTCTCACTTGCCGAAGGCACGCAGGTGGCGCTCGCCATCGTCCTGTGCTGGACCGTCGGGCTGTGCTTCCGCCTCTACAGGCGCGCCGCGCAGTCGTAGTGGCATCAACCAAAACCCTCAGGAGAAAACCATGAACCGCAACAACGCTCAGTCCCTCGCCCTGCGTGCCCGCGACAAGGCCCGCAGCCTGCGCAACAAGATCGCCGGCGCCGCCGCGCTGGTTACCGCGTCGTTCTACTCGGCCGCTGCCTTCGCCCAGGCATCGGACGTGGGCGCCGCGATCACCGCCGAAGTGACCAACGCCAAGGACAAGGTGAGCGGCATCCTCGTGATCCTCGCCGCCATCGTCGGCGTGCTGCTGCTGTGGGCCTACGTCAAGAAGGCCCGCTGATCGACACCGTGCAGAGCAGGGGAGGGAGGGCCGCCACGCGCGGCCCTTCTCTCTCAAGGAGGGAGTAATGGGGTACTTCGTCATCGTTGCAGTGCTCGGCGCCGTCTGGCTCGCCTACGAGGCCATCTGATGCGCGCGCTATGGTTCGTTCTCGCGATTCTCGTCGCATCGCTTGTGCCGACCACGACGCGTGCGCAAGCCACCGTCCCGCGCGATCAGGCCTATCAGCACTGCGTCGCCGACATGGCCAGAACGCAGGCGTTCTGGGCTGCCACTGGCTTTGCCGGCACCTTCGGCGCTAACACCTGTAGCGACGCGACTGTGCCGCAAGGCCTCTATCGGTGCACGGCGTCGCAAACCGAGCTGGCCGGTATGGGCCGATGCGTGCACGACTTCATTGTTGAAGGGGCGAATGGTTGCACGTCGAAGGCGTGCCCGACGGCGTTGCACGGCGACTATCCGTTCGGCGCGTGTCCGAGTGGCACCGTGTGGGACACCAACAGCAAGACCTGTTTCAACCCGCAGCGATGCCTGGACAAGTCCGCGCTCGGAAACGGCCTCATTAGCGGCACCGCGACCGTCGGCTGCATCGACGGATGCGAATTCGCGCCGCCTGACGGCGGGAAGACGTTGAGCTTCAACGGAAGCCAATTCATCGAGATTGCTAAGGGTTGGACGCCAACCGGCAAGGGCTGCGCAGTCGCCGCGCCGCCGATCAACACGCAAGACCCGCAGGTGTGCAAAGACCTTGGCGACGGCCAGACCGCCTGCGTCAAGCAGGATGGGCAGGAGTGCTACAAGGGACCCATCGGCACCGCGATGCAGTTCTGCTGGAAGCCGGGCGAGGTTGGCGACAAGAACGACGGCAGCACGCGCCAGAAGCGCAATGCAGGCGAAACGCCCGTCGCGCCCAATCTGAGCCTGCCTAGCGGCGACAACCTTCAGCAGAAGGGACCGCCAATCGTCACGCAGGTGACGAACAACACTACGACTACGACCACCACCACAACGAACTACCAGACCCAGCACGGCACCGACGCGAACGGCGGCGGTAAGCCGTCCGGTGACGGTGAGCCCAGCGACGGCAGCGGCAAGCCCGACGACGGTGAAGGCGAGGGCACCGCGACCGGTGGTGGCGATTGCAAGAGCCCGCCCATAGTGACCGGTGACCAGGTGCTCGGGATGGTCGCCAATCAGGCGTGGCAAACGCGCTGCGCGGTTGAGGCGGGCAACGCCGTCAAGGTGACTGGCGATGTGGGCGACTGCGCGCACCCGTTCACCGTCGAAGGCACCCACGCCAACGCGCAGCAGCTGCGCGCCATGCGCGCTCAGATCTGCGGCGACGACATCAACGGCAACAAGCGCCCCGACTGGACCGAAACGAACGGCACCGAGGAACCGGGACCGGGCGAGGGCGACGACGAACCCGGTTTCCTGTCCAAGACGCTCAGCCTCGAAAACCTCGATTCGAGCGGCTTCCTCGGTGGTGCCGGCAGCTGCCCGCAGATGGGCGTTGTCGATCTGAGTTTTACGCAAGTCGATCTGTCCAACGCCTCTTGGTGGTGCCCGTTCGTGACGATGTGTCGCGGCATTCTGCTGCTGATGGGCTTCTTCATCTCCGTCCGCCTGCTCATGGAGTGACCTATGAACCCGCTGAGTTTCATTGCCGATATGGCGACCGCTGTCGGTCGCTTCGTGTTCGCCTCGTTCCGTGACGGCATCGGCTTGCTCGTTGCCAAGCTGCTGGGCGTGTTCGGCCTGACCATGATTTCGATGTCGGCGTTCCTGCCCGATATCAAAGGCGCACTCGCACAGCACGCCAGCGCAATGCCTCCGGTCGTGATGCAGTTCGCAGGCGCTATCGGGCTCGACGTGTTCATGACCATGGTCATTAGCGCGCTATCGATTCGCCTCGCGAGCAAGGTCTTCATCGTGCCCAAGGCCGTGGCCGACCAGCTGCCGGGGACGTCGCGATGATCTACTGGTACACGGGCCAGCCGGGCCACGGTAAGACGCTGCACGCGATCGATCACGCGTTGAAGTTCCGCGACGAAGGCCGGCTGGTGTTCGTCGGCAACGTGCGCGGGTTCAAGCACGAAACCGCACGCTGCCTGCCAATCAGCCCGGAGCAATTCCGCGACTGGATGAATTTCCTGCCAGACGGTGCCGTCTGCTTCATCGACGAAGCGTACGAGTCGGAAATGCTGCCCAAGCGCCCGCCCGGCTCGAAGGTGCCGGACCACGTGCGCGAGCTCGCGAAGCATCGGCACCGCGGCTTGGATTTCATTTTCGTGTCGCAGTCACCGGCCAAGCAGGTCGACGAGTTCGTCCACGACCTGATTGAGCGCCATATCCACGTGCGCCGCCGCTTCGGCCTGCCGTTCGCACACCTGCGGATCTTCGACCGTTTCGAGCGCAACCCGGAGAAGGCGAGCCCGCTGATCCTGAAGCGCGTCAAGCTGCCCAAGCGTCCGATGGGCCTCTACGAATCCACGGTCATGGACACCGTGGAGAAGAAGATCCCGTGGTACTACATCGCGCTCGCGATTGGCCTGCCGGCGACCGCCTACGGTGCCTGGCATCAGTTCGGCGCGGTGGAAGACTCGCTAGCAGGAAAGTCGAGCCCCGCCGCGATGGTCGCCACCAAGGACGGAGCGGCAAACGGAGCGTCAGCGACGGTGGCCGCGACGGACATTCCCCCGCCCGCAGCGCCGTCCCGAGAAAGTGACTACGTGGCGTGGCTGACACCGCGCATTCCCGGCCAGCCGTGGACCGCGCCGGCCTATGACAAGCTCAACGTCCCGATGCAGGCGCCGCGCGTGTTCTGCATGGCGTCCGGCCACGACGGACACGACGGCTGCACGTGCCTGAGCGAGCAGGGCACGCGCCACGTGATCGAGCAGAACCGGTGCCGCATGATCGCGCTGGACGGCCAGTACGAGCCGTTTCTGGACGAAGTGCAGGGCGACCGTCGCCGCCTGGACGAAGCGACCCAGCGCCGGCAACTGATGCAGCAGGAGATCTCGCGCGGGGGTGTAGGGGGCACGCCCCCTACGGATAACGCCTTGTCCGGTGCAACGCTCAGCGCGCCACAGGTGAGCGGTTACGGCGATATCGGAGCCGTCCGGGCCGAATCCGCCCCTCGTTGACCCCGGGACCAGTTTTGCTACGCTCGTCTCAGTCCTGAGGGGGATGGATGGAGCGATGCGACAGGGAATGCTGCTGCTGGCCGCACTGATGTGCGGCAGCACTTCGGCGCAGGTGGTCAACAAATGCATAGGCAAGGCGGGGCGGTTGGCTTCTACAGCGGGCCTTGCCCCGCCGGCTACCAGCAAGCGAAGACGTGGGACGCCAAGCCTGATCCGGAGCCGACATACGAGCAACTGCAAGCGCGCGAGTACCAGCGCCAGCAAGCAGCTGCCGAATCTGCGTATTTATCACGACGAGCCGGCACGTCCGGAGGCGGTGCGTCTGGCCATCGCGTTCGCATGGACGGAGCGCGGAATGCTGCCGCTTGCGATGCCGCGAAGGCGTCTCGCGAAAGCACCTTAGCAGCCGTTGGAATGCGTCGCACCTACGATCTTTTGCAACGGCTCGATAACAACGTTCGCGAGGCATGCAAGTGATGACGACGAGTCAGTTCGCTAGCTCACCGCTGTTCTGTCCGCTCGAAGTCGAATGGGGAGCCGTCGCAGACTGGGCGATTGTAGGCATTTCGCTACTCGCCGCAGCCGCGACCGTTTGGGCGGTTATCGTGTCGCTTGGCTCGAGCAAGAGAGCACTACAACTGTCGCGTGAGCTAAGGAAGGACGAGCGTGATGAAGCAGATTCGCTGCGAAAGTTGCGAGCTAAGGCATACGCGGCCGTCGTTGTGGATAGTCTCGCGGATGCGAAAGGCTCGATTGACTCAGCGATTGACTGGTACGAAAACGAACAGATCGACGACAGCCTTCGTAAGTGCACGCAGGCACACGCGTTCTTGGTCAAGGTCGACTCATCCGTGCTTTTCCAGGCGTTGGCGCAGGCGGATTCTTTTCCGGAACATCTTGGAAAGCCGCTGGCCCGCTTGGCGGTCATGTTGGCAGGCGTCAAGACGCGTGCCGAAAGTCAACAGGAGTTTCTGCGATCACACCCAGGCGCCTTCATGCTGGTCCGAGAGGAGGTGCTCGCTCTTAGGCACAAAGGGCAACTGATGAGGGACATCGCGCAGGACTTCTACGATGTGGCTGAGATCGACGAAGCATCGCGCTTCTTGAAACCGGTGGCCGCTGAAGAGAAGCAAGCACTCGACGCGCTTAGGAAGCAGCTATTCCCCGATGGCGGTATTCCGCAAGATCAATAATCAAGACCTTCACTTTGGTGCCGTTGCTGGTGGCGCGCTTGGCTTCCTCAGCCTTACGTCGGGAGGCGTAGCCGGCGCGACGCAATTCCATTTTGTCGCGCCACATGAGACCACGTAGTCGCTCGATGGTCATGCGCTGCCCGTCCTCGGAAACGAGATGGCGGCCTCTCAGCCGCCATCCGTACCATTCGTCTTCGAAGTCCAGATTCAT